GCAACTGGGCTCACGCTGCGACGGCTGGCAACTGGGCTCACGCTGCGACGGCTGGCAACTGGGCTCACGCTGCGACGGCTGGCAACTGGGCTCACGCTGCGACGACTGGCGAAAGCGCTCACGCTGCGACGGCTGGCAACTGGGCTCACGCTGCGACGGCTGGCGAAAGCGCGATAGCAATTGCGGTTGGTATCGGAGGCAGGGCAAAGGCGCGGTCAGGGGCAATCATGCTCGCTGAATACGATACTGACTGCAAACTGATTGGCGTTGCTGCGGCGATGGTAGGAGTTAACGGCGTCGAGCCTGATACGTGGTACGAGCTGCGTGGCGGTGTCATCGCGCGCTGCGATGACCAGGAAGGCGGTGCCGCATGAGCGCAAATACACCTGTTACGTGGCGCTATGAGCGCGAAACAGAGTTTAACTGCAGTGCGATCATTGCAAGCAATGGCAATATCATTTGCGAATTTGCTGACGAACCAGAAGAACAGTATGCCGAGTTGATCGCCGCCGCGCCGGAGACAGCAGCAGAGCGCGACAGGCTGCGTGAAATCAACGCGGAGTTTCTGGACGCGCTGATTGAACTGAGGGACTTCTACGAAGGCATTACCAACATGCCTGCATGCAAAGCAAACGCCGCCATCGCCAAATCGACAGGCGGTGCCGCATGATCGTTGAGCGAATCGATGCGAGCGGATGGCCGCCGCCAACGCTGAGCAACGCGGAGCGAATCGAAATCTGGCGTCGTCAGTACCTTCTTGTGCCGTTCGAGGCACAAATCGGAGCAACGGCAGTGCATGCGCTGCCGCGCGCAGATCAGTTCGACCCAAGTGAACTACCCCGGCGTGAGTCGCGCACGCTTCAAAACGCTGGCAATCCCCCTGCCAGCGTGGCGAATCCCCCCAACAGTGCGCCAGCCACTGTCGCGACAGCTGGCACTTTCTGGGATCGATTCATGGCGATGCAATCGCTGGATTTGGTCGAGTCGTGGAAGACGATTGGCGTCGTTTGGGCGCTGTTTTGCGGCTACATAATTTGGAGAATTGCATGAGCACTGAACTTGCGCCGATTGAGCGCGCAAAACAGGTACTTTCGTTCGACGAGACGAAAGCGAAATTGGCCGATCTTGCTGTGCAGTCGGTGCGCATCGTGGAAATCACGACGCCTGCAGGCTATCAGGAAGCCCAGCGCGCTCGGGTCGAGTTGAAATCGACCCGCGTTGACATCCAGAAGCGCGGCAAAGCAGCCCGCGAGGATGCGACCGCGTACAGCAAGGCCGTGATCGAAGCAGAGAAAGAGCTGATCGGCGTGATCGAGCCAGAGGAATCGCGACTGCAGGCGCTGCAGGACGCTTGGGACGCGGCGCGCGAGGCGGAGCGACAGGCGACGATTGAGGCCGAGCGGCAGCGGGTCGAGACGATCCAGAAGCGCATTGCGGCAATCCGCGCATTGCCTGCTGTCGCTGGTCGCGGGTCTTCGCAGATTGAAGAAACCCTATCCATTGCCGAGACTGACATCGGCGACGACTTCCATGAGTTCACCGAGTCGGCCAAGGCCGCACAAGCAGAAGCAATTGAAACATTGCGCAGAATGATCGATGCAGCCAAGGCGAGCGAGGAAGCCGAGCGCATCAGGATCGCGGAAGATCATGCGCGCGCAGAATCAATGCGCATCGAAGCCGAAAGGCTGGCCGCAGAGCGTGCTGAACTTGAACGCCTGCGCGCCGAACAGGCCGAACGCGAGCGAATCGAACGCGCTGCGCGTGATGCCGAACTTGCCGCTGATCGCGCCAAGATTGAGGCCGAGCGCGCCGAGCTTCGGGCAGCGCAGGAAGCGCAGCGCAAGTCCGAAGATGACGCCAGACGTGCAGAGATCGAGCGCCAGCGCGAAGCAGAGCGCGTCGCCCGCGATGCAGCAGAGGCGCAGGCAAAGGCCGCACGCGAAGCCGCTGCCGCCGCAGAGGCCGCACGCATCGCAGCAGAGATAGCAAACGCCACGCTTCGCGACGCTGCGGAGGAGGCTCTTAGTTTGCTTGTCGATCTTGGCGAAGGCGAGCACATCACAGCACGCAAGCTGGCTGCAGCTCTTGCAAAAGACGATAGCAAGGTGCAGTCATGAGCGGACTTGAGGTCATTCGTGAGCCGCATGCAGGCATTCCAGCGTCAACACCTGCGCAACTACTGCAGATTGCAGTCAGCCAGGGCGCGAGCCTCGATCAACTCGACAAACTGATGCAACTGCAAGAGCGGTGGGAGGCGAACGAGGCGCGCAAGGCGTTCGTTTCATCTATGGCTGAGTTCAAATCTGTTCCGATTCGCGTATTGAAATCGAAGCAGGTCAACATTCCTGGAGCTGCAAAATTCGCGCATGCGACGTTGGCTGATGTTGTCGATGCGGCTGTTGCTGGAATGGGACGATTCGGGCTTTCGCACCGTTGGGACGTTTCGCAGCACGACGGGATGATCACTGTTGCCTGCATCGTGACTCATGAGATGGGGCACAGCGAGCGCACCGTTCTGCAGTCGCGCCCCGACGACAGTGGGAAGAAGAACCAGATCCAGCAAGTCGCCAGCGCGGTGACATACCTGCAGCGATACACGCTGATGGCTGCGCTTGGTCTCGCAGCCAGCGACATGCAGGAGGACGACGGGCGCGGAGCTGGACAGTCTGAGCCGACGCTATCAGAGGGCCAGCAGGCTCAAATCAACGACATGATCGAGGCAAGCGGAACCGATCGCGCGAAGTTCCTAGCGTGGGCGAAGGTAGAACGAGTCGCTGACATTCCGGCATCGTGGTTTGCGCGCTGCAACTCGCTGCTGTCTAAGAAGATGGAAGAAAAAAATGCTCCCGCATCTTGAGGTTTTCGACTGCGATCAGGGCACGCCTGAATGGTTCGAGGCGCGACGGGCCGTGGTCACTGCAAGCGAGTTTGCGACAGTGCTGGCGAAAGGACGCGGCGGCGGAGAATCTGTTACGCGGCGTAAGTATTTGCTGACGCTTGCAGGCGAGGCGATCACAGGAGAGGTAGCTGACAAGTGGGAAGGCAACAGGCACACAGAGCGCGGGAAACTGCTTGAGCCGGAAGCGCGCGACGCTTACGCGCTGATAGCTGGAGTTGATCCTGTGCAAGTCGGTTTCCTGCGTCGCGGGCAGGCAGGCGCAAGTCCTGATTCGCTCATCGGTGACGACGGGCTGCTGGAAATCAAAACCAAGCTGCCGCACCTGCAAATCGAATGTCTTGAGGCGGACAGATTGCCGCCAGAGCACGTCGCTCAAGTGCAGGGCCAACTATGGATCAGCGGTCGCCAGTGGTGCGATTTTGTCAGCTACTGGCCCGGGTTGCCGATTTTCATCAAGCGCGTCGAGCGTGACGAGTCGTACATCTCGTCACTTTCCGTCGCTGTCGGCGAGTTTGTTACGGAAATGAATCAAATCATCCAAAAATACAAAGGGGCTTTGTGATGGCGCGCGGTGTAAACAAAGTGATCATTGTCGGGACAGTCGGGAAAGACCCGGAACTGCGATACGCGCAGAGCGGGACCGCGATTTGCACGCTTTCGGTCGCCACCAACGAAAGCTGGACAGACAAGCAAGGCCAGAAGCAGGAGCGCACTGAATGGCACCGCGTGCAGATGTTCGGAAAGCTGGCCGAAATCGCTGGCGAGTACGTCAAGAAAGGGTCGCAGGCGTATTTTGAGGGCAGCCTTCGAACCGACAAATACACAGACAAGGAAGGCGTCGAGCGGTACGCCACAAACATCATCGCAAGCGAAATGCAGATGCTTGGAGGTAAGCGCGACGACGCAGGCCAGGATCGACGCTGCGAGCCGCCGACGAATGCCAGACGCCAAGATCGGCCTGACCGTCAGCAGCCGCAAGACCCGCCTGACTTCCAAGAAGACAGTATTCCATTTTGATACTGGCGAGCGAGCCATGGGCGCTGTGCGACAGAGCGTTATCTGTCGCAGAGCGCGAGCGGCGAGTCAAAACGAGCGCCTGGTTAGGGGCGGGAGGCGAAAAATGAAAGTGGCGTGCATGTTGAAGCAGGACACCTACAAGCCGGGCGACCTGCCTCCCGAGGGATACCTGGAGTGGCACGAATGGGCCGAGGTACAGAGGAAGGCAGGCATCAAGCCGTTGCAGTGCGGCAAGTGCGGACTCTGGCGGACGCCGCAGGAACTGAGCGGACAGACGATGCGATTGACTGCGCAGAGCCGCAAAGGGCCGGTGGAGCAGACCGCGCCGATATGCAGCAAGTGCGTAGCCCCCAACACCTGAATTAAGCCGCGCCGCGAAGCGGCGTCGGCTTGAATGAATTGTTAGACCGTGGAGCCTGCAATGGATTGGAACAAACTGCTGCCAGCCGAACGATCTGCCGCAATGCGCGGCGGAACTGATGGCTGGGGACAAATTGGGTCATCGGCCTGCAACGTGCGCTATGCGCTGCCGGTGCCAGGCACCAGCCGACGGCGCTGCGGTTGCGGCTGCATGAGCCGGGCAACGCACAGAGGCATGGCGAACGGCGTATGCCTGACAACAGCATGCGAACTGGCAATCCGGCGATGGGTGAAAACGGGAAGCGTGAAACCACGGTCTAACGCAGAGCTAACCCGCGCCGCCGTGAGCGCGTGATTTCCGCAAACCCGAAGCGGCGTCGGGTTGAGCGAATTGTTAGGGCGCAGCCCTCAACGGAGAGAAACATGAAAATTACGCTGGTAGAAGTGACGCGCCACGACGAAGGGTGGAAAGGAACTTGGTACAAGACTGGGCAGCGTCACTTTGTACAGAAAGACCCGGATTGGCCGACAGTGATGGCCTGCAAGTGGCGGGCGCTCGACATCAGCGGCGGCATCCATGAGACCGACTGCCGGGTTGTGCGGGGCCCGCTCGCATGGATTCGCTGCCGGATACGCGCATTGCGCCCTAACGCGCAATAGACACCTGATTAGGTGTCTATCTCGGCAATAACACCGATCCTCGACACAGGAACCGCAAGGATGAACGACGAACAAGCACGCGAAATCATAAAGAAGCACTGTTCGATCTACGGCGGCTCGCAGCGCGAGCCTGCAAGATGGATTCTTGACGCAATGCAAGAGGCCGTCGCCGCAGAGCGCGAGGCGTGTGCGAATCTGTGCGAAGAAGTAAGCGACGAATACAAACTCCGCGAAGGTCGGAAGTATCCAGAAGCAAGGCATGACGCGCAGGAAGGCGCAGACATGTGTGCTAACAAAATCCGCGCACGACAGGAGCCGCAAGGATGACCGAAATCATCATGTTCGGCAGCAATGAGGCTGCAAAACACGTTACCAATATCAGCGGATGGGTATCGCGAAATGGAATTTTCTATGGCGACGGTCCTGCAGGAGAAAGCGCGGCTAGATATGGTGGATGTACCCACAGAGAGTGCAATCAATGCTGGTCGCCGATAGAAAAGCACAAACTCATTTGCGACAAATGCAGTCAAAAGAGTGACATTGAAAAATATAACGCAATGCCTCGCGCCGAATGGGATGGAGTCGGCCTGCTCTACTCGGATGCAAATGACAAGTATTACGTCGATCTCGATGAAGCAGAGTGCGACATTGACGACGGCAGAACCATCGCCGATCTGCGCTTGATCATCTGCAAACCGAACTATGCCCGCCAGCTAGATTCGGATTTTTTTTGTGACGACATGCCAGACGGCGACGATGACCTACCACAAAAAGTGCAGGCCGCAATTGATGCCTTCAATGAAGCCGTCGAAGGCATCGTGTTGTCGTGGTCGCCAGGAAAGTTTGCTCTGGCAGTAGATCAACAGGAGCCGCAAGGATGACCGAACTGCTTCCGCTCAAGTCCGTCCTTGCGCGCACGGGGTACGGACGAACAATGTGGTATCGCGCGATCAAAGCTGGCCGAGCGAGACGCCCACAAAAAAGCCCGCAAACATAGCGTTTACGGGCCTTTGAGTGATACAGCGGAGTGACGCGGGATATGTGCTGGTGCCGGAAATAGGCACCACTACCGCCGCAAGATCAATGACTTACACTCTGCCGCCGTAAATTTGCCGAATTTTGCTCAGTCTGCTTGCTGGTCGATTGCCGCAAACTGATCACGGATCATACGCCGAACCCATTCTGTCACTGCCTCGCCAGTCGGCTCGATCACCCTGCGCAGCATCGTTTCGTGCTGTTCATCCAGCGTGATCGGTGGCAGCACGCTGGCAGCGCGGCGGAAACGGGCCGCGCTTCGTTGCGTTGTGGTTTTAGGCAACGATATAGCCATCTGGTATTTCAGCCGTCTGGATGATATGGGGGAAATCCGATGAAACCTCGCAGGCGTCCTGAATCTCGTGGAGGATTTTTGCGTTAGCGTCGGCCTCATCACGGCGACCGCCTTTCCCTTCGCCAAATCGCCTGCCAAGGTCTGCGTTATCCCAGCCGTTGAACCGGGTGAGCGTGTAACCCATGCGCTGCGCCTGACGTATCACATCAGCAACCGTCTGGCCGGTCGCTGGGCGGATTGCTGAGTAAAGGACTGTGCTCATTTCGTTCTCCCGTTATCGCCGCACCGTTGCGGCATGGATTGAACTATACGCAACGTGCATATGCACGTCCACTACCGTTCGTCGGGAGGTCAGAACTTCCACGCTTCCGGGCACTCGCCGAGGTAGCCGTCCCGACCGTTTTCATTCAACGCCTCGCGCGCCTCGTCACACATTGACATCTCTTCCAGCGATGCGATGAACGCATCGATGTCATCATCCTCCGTGCCATATGCGCCGTAATCGCGCAAAATTTCGCGCACCACATCGAGGTCGTTCACAAACACCCAGATGCCAGTTGGCTGATAGTTTTCGTTGCGCTGAATCAATACAGTTTCGCGGGTGTTCATTTCGTTCTACTCGCCTTCAGGACTGCTGCCGGTGGCATGTTTGTGAGCACTGACGCCAATCGCTGGTGCGATTTTGCCAGATTTTGTTGTAAAACTGTTTCAAGCTTTTAGTTAATCAGGGACTCCAATTTCTCCCCGACCTCTTCCTCTCGACGTGCGGCATACCGTATCGCCTCAGAAATAATTTCCGAATCGATAATTCCTTCGCCTGCTGCGATGACGCCTTTTATAAAAGCGCTGATCCTGTTGAGGATCATTTTGTGCTCCAGTATCTGGCGGTCTTTTTCGACCCCATCAACGAGTGTGTTTGCTGCGGCTGCATCAATTCCGTTGAGAATGTTTTGCAAGGTCATGTCGCTCTCCCGTTATCGCCGCACCGTTGCGGCATGGGAGTAACTATACGCAGCGTGCATATGCACGTCAACAGGTCAGCACTACCGTTCGTCGGGAACTACCATTTTCCTGACGCCACGAAAATGGTCAACCACGTCTGACGACCTTTCGCACAGCCGACAGCAGCGCGGCGCGGAGGCGTTGGCATTTGGCGCAGGGTGGTTTCGGTGTCGGCGGTTGCACTGCGGGTGGCGCGGCGGGGCGCGGGCGTCGGGGTGTTGGTAGGCGGATCATTCGGAGGGGATGGCGGCGGTGCGGATTTGGAACGACACCGGGTTGGTTTGCACCTGGTCCATCGTCAGCGTGACGGTGCGGCCTGCCTGCACAAAAAAACTGAGCATGGTGTCATTGCCTGCAAGCGATGTAATGGTCTGCGTCATGCTTGATCCGAGCCCAGAGATCGTTACGGTGAAATCAAGCACGGAGTAATTGATCTGGAATCCCGACGTGTTGACGATGCGGCACAGGGTGTCGCCACTTTCCGCCGTCCAAACGAACGTTACTGGCGACGCTATCGGCTCTGCCGAAAAAGTAACCCCGTCGTAGTAGGCGGTCCCGCTTGGGGTGCTGTCGACTGACTCGGAAAGGTAACCCCACGTCAGCCCGCCGCCCGCGCTATCTTGTCCGTCCGTCTGCGCTACCCCAGGCACCGCGGCAGGCAGTGTGATGCCGATGTTCATGCCTGCGCGCGATGGCGCGAGTTGGGTCAGTCGAAACCGGCGAACGCTCATACCGTCACCTGTGTGGCGAGGGTGCGGCCGTCGGCGGTGAGGATCACGATGACGTGTACGCCGGGGCTCATGTAGCTGGCGGGGAAGGTGACGCGCCCAGCGCCGTCGCTGATGCGGGTGATCTGGTCATCGAGCGTGGCCGATGCCCCGGCAATCGGGCGGCCATCGGTTTCGGTCAGCGTGAGCTGGTATCCGCCGTCGACCACTTGCAGCGTCAGGCCCTCGTATTGCGCGGCTTCCAGCGCGCTGGACTGGCGCACAAGGCGCACGCTGGGCAGCGATCCGGCAGGCACTTGCACGCGAACCGAACTGGTGCGCGTGCTCAGGTCATATTCGCGCCCGATCACCATCGCATCGGCAGTGACGGGCAGCAGGTCGTGCACCACGGGCACCACGTCGCCGATACGCAGATCGCGTTCGACGCCCGACAGCGACACCGCCCACAGCGGGCGGGCGCGGTGCTGCAGCAGTCGGGTGACCACGCCCAGGGCAACACGCGATGACGCGATCCACGGCGCATCAATCACCACGGCGCGACGCCCGTGACGCAGCACCCAATCAGGCGCGTCCATCTGCACTGCCGCGCGGGGCGATCCGGCCTCGAACTGGTAACGCAGCGTGATGTCGTTGGTCAGTGCATCAATGTTGGCGCTGGAATCGGCCTGCACGTCGCCGGGTAGCATATCCAGCCCGGACTGCAGGCCATCGACGGGCCACAGGTGGCACAGTCCGCGCGCATCGTCCGACCACACGGCGGCGATGCTGTTGCACAGGCCGGTGAGGATGGCGCGCACGCTGTCGGTCGTTTCGATGCTGCCGCCGACTTCGATACCGGCCACGCTGCAGGCGGCGCGGAAGTCATCGATCCGCGCTGCCGATACGCCACGGCCTGCCAGCGTGTTGAGCACATCCAGCACCACGTCGGCGGGGTTGGTCATCAGTCGACCGTTGACCGATTTGCCACGTCCCCGCGCGATCAGCGTGGCGCCCTCATCGACCGGCCCGTCGAACTCCACAAACGCCACCGCGTGCCCTGTGCTGTCGCTGCCGTTGCGGTGCGTCCAGTTGCTCACGCCTACGCCAGAAATTTGTACTTCATCAACCGCATCGACCGCGTGATCCGCCCACACGAAGGTTCGACGGTCGGCGCTGTATTGCAGAAGGGTTCCAGCCGTCTCGCCGTAGCGATGCGGGATGGCCTGCGCCTCGCGGTAGGCGTCCCACACGGCGGTGGTGCGCAGCGGCAGGGCGGCGGTGAGCGGCGTCATGCTTCCACCTGCAGGGTGGCCACGTCTGCCGCCAATCGGATTTGCGCGATCAGGCCGGAGAACACCACCACGCCGTCATCGATCACGCGCAAGGCCGCGCCGAGCGGCGGGCGCGCTGCCAGCAGCTCGCTGGCTTCGGCGGCCGTGTTGATCAGCGTAACCGTGGCGTTCGGTGCCTCGCCGTCGATGTCGCTACGGATCGGCGACACGCTGTCCAGCAGCGGCAGGCGTGGGTAATTCGGATCGAGGTCCGGGCGCACGACCGGGTCGGCGTAGATCTGCAGCAGCGGTTCCGCGTCGATCTCCACCCAGATCATGGCGCGGCCTCCAATTCCATCGACAGCGACAACAATCGCGCCGATGCCGCTGGCTGGTGTCCGAACACATCCGGCACGTCGATGCTATCAGGGGTCACGCGCACCAGCGTTGGCTCGGGCGTGCCGTTGCCGATCAGTACCGCCAGCGTGCGCCGGTCCTGCGTGCAGGCGTGGGCGAGTGATTCGAGCAACGCATCCACGGATGCCTTGGTGCAGCCCTGATGCTGCACGATCACGCCTGACCCAGCGCGGCGACCGATGCTTGGCAGGCGATAACGCCTGGTCAGCGTTCCGGGGTCGGCGTTGCCGTTTGGCAGTGACAGCGACAGCGGCGATCCGGCAAACAGCCAGGCGATGCTGCCAGCGGTGTCGACGCTCAGGCGGTAGGCATCGCGCGGGGTGTCGATCGGCACCCAGATGTGCCCAGCCGTCCACGTCACAACCTGCGACAGCGGCGTGGTCGCGAATGCGTCATCGCTGCCTGTCAGTGTGATGGTGGCATCGGCCGGAATGTCGTGGTCGGCAATCAGGATACCCAGCACCTCGTCGGGGTCGTCGGGCGTCATGCCGATGACGGTGCTACCGGTCCATTCCAACCGGCCATCGGTCGGCGTGAGGATGCGCACTGCCCCATTCGTGGCGCGCACCGCAAACGTCCATCGGTCGCCAGCCACCCAGCTTGGTGCCGAGCCGCTGGTGAACACCGCCGACAGGCCCGAGGTCAGCGCCACGGTGCCATCCACATCGACCGGCCCGGTCCACGATCCGCCGTCCACGCGCCACTGCGCGCGGGCGCCTTCGACGCGGAACGTGTAGGCATCGCCCAGCACAAACGGCACGGTGCCGGGTGTGATCGAAAACCCCACACCGTTGTCGCTGTAGGCGGCGGGTGCGGTCATATCGATGGCGTAATCGGCCAGCCTTCCATCGGCGTCGCCGATCACCGTCCACGTGATCGTGTCGTCGCCGGTTTGCCCGCCGCTGGCCACAATCGGCGTGGCACGGTTGATCTGCACCGTGATGACGTCGCCCTGCTGATAGGTGGCACGGGGCACGCCCGCCAGATCGATGATGATCTCCAACATGTCGCCGTCAGCAAACGCCTGACACGGTGCATCGATGCCGAGGCCGAATTCCTGCGTGGACACCGGCACCAACCGCCCGAACTCGTCGGGCAGCAATCGCGCGGAATGATAGTAATAGCCGGGCTGGATCGGGAGCAGACCGTCTTCGGACTCAAACCATGCAGTCAGTCCGTGATCCCTCCAAATGTTATTGCCATCCAACCCGGCTGAATCAAAATCCGGCGAAATCCCCGCTGCGGCGCGCACGTCGTTGAGGGCGGAGGTGTAGCGGTTGAGGTACACCTCATCGACCGTTGCGGCATCGTTGACTGCGGTCGGAATATCAGCCCCTGCCGCCCCATTGATCGGCGTCCACACCACTGATCCGTCGGCGATGATTGCATCTTGCCGAACGGTCCACGTCGGCTCACTGCTTCCCGTCGTGCCTGCCGTGGTGCAGATGTAGACGCGCCCATTGTGCGGCGTCATCACGCCGCCCAACGCGATAGCCGTAGTGGCAGACCAGTACGCACCCAAGTCGCGCCACGTTACGCTGCCGTCGACAACCGTTCCGCCGGTTGTTGGCCACGTCGGCTCAGTGCCGCCAGACGTCCCGCCAACCTCAACCGCGTAGCGATGCCCGTTTCGCGACACGGGCACGACGGCACCGTTCCCCTGCGCGTAGCCGGTTGCCGTGGTCCATTGCGGAGCGGCGGCGGAATCCAGGTATGAGCGACCGCGAAGAACAAACAGATCGTTCTGCAACTCAACAAACGCCGCATCCCACATCGCATAGGGCTTCGCGCCGATGTTGGTCCACGTGCCTGTGCCGTCCGACACCGTACCGCCCACCGTGGTCGGCCACGTCGGCTCGGTGCTGCCCGTCGTGCCGCCGCTGTACGCGTAGCGATATCCGTTGTCGACGGTTGGCTCGCGCACCACATCCTCGGAGATAGCGGTACTCGCTGCCCACGCGGGCCAGCTCAGATCGCCACCGGAAATGTCCGCCAACGCCTTCACGTACAACTGTGCCGCCCTGTTTGCAAGATCGATATCGCGCCGTGCATACCCATCGCCGGAATTCCGGTACCCGGTGAATTGCGAATCAGCATCGTAGAGCGCCTCATTGATCTGCCAAGGCAACCCAGTATTCGATCGCACGAACTCACGGACAAACGTCGTCAGGCGTTGCACGCGGATGATCCGCGATGCCTCGCTCATAGCATCAACCTCCTCTGGGGAAACGCCCAGGTAATCACTGTTTGGGCCGCCTTCGATTTCTGCATCGGCGCAGTCACATTCGGCGGGTCTGGTGCGGTAAATGAATCGATACGTCTTGGCCTTGGCCAGCGCACCGGCCAGCAGATCCTCTACGCACAACGTCGGGCGCGTGGCGGGGTCGGTGCGGGTGCTGACAAAGTTGGTGCTGATGCTGCTTGACGGCGGCATCGGCGGGGCCGGTACCGTGGGGATCGTGAAGCCATACGCGCCACCGTTGAACGCCTCGGCGGTAGTCGCCGTGCCCAGCAATCCGGAAACCTGACCGCGCACCGTCCAGCTTTCTGCGCCGTTTTCGGCGGCGCTGGTGCATTTGATGGTCAGCAACTCAGTCGGCGCCGAGGTCGACACGCTCACATCGACCACGGCCTCTTTGATGTAGTCGGTGCCTTCGGCCTTCTGCGATGCGACGTAGGGTCGCGTTTGCAGCGACAGTTCGGTGATGCCCTGCCCGCCTGGGCGCAGATCGTTGACGATGGCACCCTCAACCGTCACCAGCGTGGCGTTGTCGCGGATCTCGCTGAGTGCCTCGTACAACGTGGTGATGCCCGACAGCGTGTCGGTGCTGGTGCCGTTGGTGATGCTGATCGTGTGCGTGCCCGCCACGGTGTAAACCGGCGTGCCCGAGTCCACATCACGCACCAACGAAGGGCTGAATCCGTAATGCCACGCGCCCGCACGCCACTGGCGATAGGGCCGGTAGACCTGCGGGTCCATGCCAAAGCGGATGCGCGGGGCATCCGATGGCACGGTGCCGTCCGGGTTGAGCGTGACCGCGCCGAAATTCCATTCGTCGCCAACGAAATCATTCGCGCCCGCCGTGGCCGCGACCTGCGTGGCGTAGTCGGTCAGCGTGTTGGCAAGCCCGGTGCTGTCCACGCTCAGGCTGATGTCGTTGCCCGCATCGCCTGCTGTCACCGCCACTAGCGTGGCGGACTGAAACGGCAAGCGCGCACGGCGCGTCTCGGTGCCCAGGTCTTCCAGCGTGACCACAAACGTCTGCGCGTCCACGCCGCTGGTCGCCGACAGGTCGCTCATGCTGCCGTTGCCCACGCCGGAAAACGACGGCGCGCTGATCCGGCGCGTGCTGCCGCCGTCATCGAGGATCTCCACGTCCAGCGTGATGTCTGTCGCGCCCGTGTAGCTGCCCGACAGCCCCACCACACCGCCGCCCGCCTTCGCCACCGTGTCGGTGCGCGTATTGTCGCGGCTCGGCACGATGTTGGTGGCACTCACGCCCAGGGCGCTGAGTTGGTTGCGGTCGTTGGTGATGTAGTGCACGGTTATCGGGCTCCGATGTAGAGTCGGTTGATGCGGTCGAGCGACGGCTTGAGCTTGCGCACCAGCGCATCGGCATCCAGCGCATCACCCGAAATGTTGATAACGATGCCGCCCGGCGTCGGCAATTGGCTGCCCTGCGTACGGGCGCTGGTCACCGTCGATGCCACCGCCGCACGACGTCGGTCGGACTGCTCACGCTCGGCAGCGGCTTCGCGCTCGGCCGCACGCTTGGCCGCAATCTGCGCCATCTCGCGCGCGAACTGTTCCTCGCTTCGGCGTCGTGCATCGGCAGCCTCGGCTGCACCGGCAGCCCCCGCAGTCGCGGCCAGTTCCTCGATCTGTGCCAGGCGGTCTTGGTGCTGACGTTCCAGCACGGCGGATTCGTTGCCTGCAGCGCGATCAGCTTCGTCCTGCAGCTCGCGGTTCAGCGATTGCAGCTCTTCCAGCGCCGACTTGGCTTCGTCGCCAATGCCCGCCACCGCATCCGCTGCGGCCTGCGCTTCCGACTTGAGTTGATCCAGCGTGGCACGGTCCAGCAGTTTGAGGTCATCGCGGGCATTTTCGGCACCGTTCTGCACCGCCTCGATGTCCTGCACCAACCGCGCCGCTTCCTCGCCAGCTCGAGCCAGATTGCCGCCGAACCGGTTGCCGAAATCGATGGCGGCATAGCTGGCTGCGTCCGTCACGTCGCCCACTTCACGTAGATCCCGCGACAGCAGATCGGCCGCGGTGGACGCGTTTTCGAGCTCGATGCGGGTTTGGATGCCAGCGTCTTCCAGATCTTGGAACAGGTCCGTCAGCGACTGCCCCACACCGCCGCCCTGCCCCGTCTGAAACCGAGTAAACATTTCCTCAGCGGCGGCGCTGGTGGCGCTGAACTCTTCTTTGAGCTGCACCAGTCGGTTGATGTAGGCACCGACAACGCCGTTGCCTGCGGAGGCGGCATTGCTCACTCCATCCACGCCGCCAGATGCGCCAGCGGCTGCGGCTTCGACGTCATTGAATGCGGCAGATGATCGTTTCCCTGCATCTTCCAGCTTGGTAGCCGCGCCTGACCCTGCATCACCAAGCCCATCCAGTGACTTCTTGGCATCGCTGATACTTTTGTTCAGCGCCGCAATTTGTGCATCGACGTCGCGATACTGCTGCAGCAGCGGGCCGTTGTAGTTGGGGTCGGCAGCAAACGCCGCAGCCAGTGCGGCCTGCATGGCGGTGGCCTTTACCGACAATGCTGCTCGGGTGCTTTCCCACTGCGCGATGATCTGGCGAGTGGCTTCGCCACTGGCGACAGCGATGGCCCCAAAACCGCCAGCAGCCTGTTCCGCACCTTCCTTGATCCGCTGATTGGCGGCCTGCACCAGTGCTGCACCGCGCTGATACTCTTCCTGCCCAATTCGTCCCGACCGATAGGCGACCTCAAATGCCTGCCGGATTGCATCCACTTCGGCGGTCGTCTTGGCACCGTCCAGTGCGTTGGTGAATGCGGCCTTGATCTGGTTACCGGTCGCCGTGGCTGACGTCGCAACAACCCGGAAATTTTCAATGATTTGGCGGCCTGCCGTGGTGATCTTCACGCCTGCCGTTTCGGCATCGACACCCAGCTTTTCCAGCGCGGCGCTCAGACCGTCTTCGGGCGGAGTACCGAACGCGGTTTCTTTGGCCTTTGCCAGATCCTCAAGCCGCTTCCGCACAACTTCCAATGCTGCGGCGTAGGATTCGGCTTCCTGCCGAGCTTGCTCAGCTCCGGCGCTGTCGCCGACCCGCTCATTCTCACGCGCCAGTGCGTCGTAGTATTTGCGAGCGTTCTCCAATCGTTGCGCATACGATGCCGCCTCGCTCTCGGTCAGCTTCTTGACTGCATCACCGGATGACACCACTTCATCGCTGTAGTCGGCATACAACTGGATGATGGCGCGCTGCTGTTCTTCCAGTGCGCGGCGTTCCTCCGCAAACTTTACCGACGCATCGCGGAACTTGGCCTCTGCCGCGGCGGCGTCGTCATACGCGCCTTTCAGCGCGATCAGTTGACTGATCGCAATCTCGGCACCGATGGCACCCACGGCAATTTTCAGGCTTCCAGGGATGGCCGCCATCGCGCCACGGATTCCGCCAATCTGTCCGGCCGCCGTCACTGCCGCACGGCCTGCAGCGGCCATTGCTGCCGCCGACTGCGCTATGTTGGTGAGGAATTGCGCCACGCGGATAGCCGCATACGCCTTGCTCAACTCAATCAGCGCACCGCTGTAGTCGCGGACGAAGATCAGCGCGCCCTTGATGGCCTCAGCGGTGCCTACAATCGCATTGCGTACAGACACCGCATACTCACGCAACTGGCCGTTACTGGCGAGGCGTTTAACCTCTTCGTTCAGCGCCGCTAGCTGGCCTTTGAAGTAGTCCAGCACGCCCGCATCGGACACTTCCTGCAGGAAATTCGCGAACGCATTCTTGGCCTGCGTCACCAGCCCAGACAGCGTGCTGAGCCCACGTGCCGCCTGACCTTCAGCGCTCTTGCCAATCTCGTTCAGCAGTGCCGCAATCACGTCGCGACCGAGCTTTCCTTGCTCGCTGAGCTTCTGCAGCTCCTGCACGTTTTTGCCGGTGGCCTGCGCCAACAAATCCCACACCGGCACGCCTCGTTCGACCAACTGCAGGATTTCTTCGCCCTGCAGCTTCTGCTTTGCCCACGCCTGCCCAACGGCCAGAATGATGCCGTTGAGCGTCTCTTGCGATCCGCCCAGCTTGGCATTCTGGTCGATCAGGCCCTGCAGTGAGCCATTCAGCGGGTCAATACCGAAGCCCTTGAGCTTGGCTGCGGCATCGATGGTGCTCTGCATCGCCTGGCCGTTCTGTTCGGCCAGTTGCTTGAGCTCGTCGAATGCCTTGTTGCCCGCCTCGGCACTGCCGTACAGCGCCTCCAACTTGATGCGGGTCTTTTCCGCCGCATCGCCCACTTCGAGGATGCTGCCAACGCCACGGGCCGCCTCACGCAACCCCAGCGCCACACCAATGGATGCCAGCACACTGCGCAACCGGCCAAACACATCAATGCCGCGACCTGCGCTGGCGTTGGCTTTGTCCTGGGCGATGACAGCCGCGTTCTGCTGGGTGACGTAATCACGCCAGCGTGCTGTAAGGTTGCCAATTTCACTACGCGCCTTGGCCTGTGATGCCGCAAGCCGCTCGGTGCTCGCACCCGCGTTCTGCAGCGCAATCTGCGTGCTCGACAGCGCCGCACGTTGCTTGTTCTGCTCTGCCGCCAGCCGTGCTACCTCGACCCGCGCATCGGCCATCGCCTTCTTCAGCTTGACAGTCGGCACTTCGGCGGCGTCGAACTCTTTTTCCAGCGCCGTCACTTTGCCCTTGGCGGCGGTGAAGCTGCGCTCGGTCTCGGCAATCTCGACCTTCAGCGCGGTGAGCTTGCTGATGTTGCGATCAATGGTGGCCAGCTTATCCAGCTCAGCCACAAACCCATCGATGTCTTCGCCCGCTGCGTCGCCGGCCTTGGCAACGTCCTGCATCTCGCGAGCCAGCGCGGCCAGCTCTTTGTCGCCCGCGGTCTGGATCAGGAATCGGATTACCTCGTCACGCGTGGCCATCAGCGCACCAGCCTTTCAATCTCTGCTGACAGAATTTTCTGCGCCACACCGGCAAGCCGATCGGCGCGCCCTGGGCGGCGCAGTTGCTGCGCGACGCTGGGGCCGTAGGCGGATCGGATGACGTTGCGCAACCGGCCTTTGTAGTTGCCTGCGACCATGCGGCGCTTTTCGGGCAGGCGTTCGAAGATCTGCCGGTTTCCGTTGAGCCCGGTGGCGCGGAAATAGGTGTTGTCGTACTGCGTGGGCGCGTCGCCCGTGCGTACCTGCACCATCAACGGTTTGCGCTTGGTGCCGCCGGTGGATTTGTAGTTGATCAGCCCCACACCACGCGCCACGCCGGTCAGCTCCACAGCGTCGCCATTGTTGCGGGTGAACAGGCCTGCGGTGATGCGATTCGCAGGCAGGGTGTATTCGGTTTGGATGTCGCGTCGCGCTTCGACGACGATGCGCCGTGCCAGTGTGCCGCGGGCGCGCTTCACCGCCTGTTCGGCGGCCTTCTGCGTTTTGCCGAGGCGCTCGATTTGGCGGCGCAATCCGGACAGGTCAACACTGGCGGGCATGGGAGTCCTTGGAAAATACCCACTGGCGCGGGAGAGGGCGCGCCAGTGGGTAAGGCCGTGCGAGCACGGCTGCCGGGAGTGCTTAGGCGCCGCGATCTTCGATGATCACGGCCGGGGTGCTGTTGTTCAGCAGGCTGATGCCGACATCGAACGTGATGGCCGCCACCTTGCCTTCGCCGACAAACGGCAGGGTGCCGGAGGGCTTGAGCGTGCACAGCGGAATGCACACGTCCTGCTGGTCGCCGTAGGGGTTGTCCGCCAGAAAGCGGATGCGCCCTTCGACACTGCCTGCGCTGCCGGTTTTGATCTGCGTGCGGGTGTTGGCGCCGGGCGTGTAGTCCACCGACAGCGACAACGTTGGCTCGCTGCCCAATGCGGTTTTTGCCGCGCTGTAGGCGTTGGCGAGCTTACCGGTGGGCTGCACGCTGACCAGTCCGAGCGTGGTGTCGACCACGTAATCGGTGTCGGCGGTCAGGCTGGTGACTACACCCAGATCCCGGAACGTGGCGGTGCCATCGGTGTGGGTGCTACCCGCCACGTTGTAGGTAGGCTCGCTGGCGCCACTGGTGCCCGCCACGGTGCAGAGGTAGGCGTGGTTGTTGGACGTGGTGGCAAACAGCACGGTGCCCACGGTGTAGGCAGTGCTGTTGGCACGGGTGGCGGCGGAAAACTCCACCGTGACGCTGCCGATATTGCGCACGCCCGACACCGACTGGCTTTCGCCAAGCTGGTAGGTACGGCTGGACTGATAGCCGGTAATGGCCTCGTTGGTCACAGCGGTGGTGTCTTGGGTGAAATCATCGATCGTTCCGGCGATGAACACGGCCAGATTGTCGTTGGACATGTTGTCGACGGTGATCGAGCTGGCACGCGTGACGCTGATCGGCACGTCCAGATCGATGGTGTTGAGGCCACCTTCGCTGTTGGTGTGCTGGTAGTTTTCGGTTTCGACAGACAGATCAAACGCCGGGCAGTTGCCCAGGAAGCGCATGCCTTCAAAGCTGCCATCTGCGCGGCGGAGCTGAAACGCCACTTGGCCTTTGGGGATCTTGTAAACGTTGCTGCGGGTGTAGGTGCTGGGAGCGGCCATGGTTTAGTCCTCGGTCTGGGTGGTGGCGGGTTTGCGCGAGCGTGGGCGCGGCGGTTTTTCCGCCGCTGGCTGGGTCAGCCGACCGACGCCACGCTCGCGCAGCTTCTGCGCCTGCGAATCGGTCAGCTCTGCAACATCACCGGGCGCGTACCGCGTACCGGCGTGAATGTGGTGTGCGGTGAACTCAAACAGCACGGCTGGCCTCCTGAGGTCCGTAGGGGTTGCCGAGGCCCTCGCGATAGGTGACCGCGAAGTTGCACTGCACTGCCTCGACGTGGCTGCCGTCATCACGCGGTGCGGCCGTGGCGCCCGTGTAGCGCACCTGCCCGATGACACCGGCCTCGTCGACCAAGGCGCCCGACCAACCGCGAATCACCGCGACTTTGATGTCGGCTTTCAGGCATTCGAGCTTGCGACCGGTGTCCGCCTGCCCCGCAGGCACGTAGCCGACGACGGCGACGTTCAGCGTGATGTCGTAAGCCGACGAATTCGCCGACCCGCCAGCCGTTTCATCCCCCGCCCACACGACGACCGCCAGCGAGTCATCCGCCACCGGCACAGAGCGGCGCACATTCGCGCCAACGTCAGTGTGAAAACCGCCTGCCTCGCGGATTCGTTTTAGGCGGGATTCGATGCAGGCAATGGCGCGGTCGGAGAGAGGGGTCATGGGCCGCTCCGTGGGAACGGTGTTGTGCGTGGGGTGTAGTTCGATGTGTAGCGAGCGACATCGAGCGTAATTCTCATTTCGTCAATTCGCTCTCCGTATGAGCTGCCATACGCTGCATCTGCTGCAATATACATTTTATTTGTAGCAATTGACGCGCTGCCAGCGTAGTCAGATGCAGACTTAACTCCATTAACGAAAACTCTAACAGTGCCGCTTTGCCGCGTTACTGCAACACTGTAAACAATACCATCAGTGACAGGGGCTGATTGCGCGCGAATGCCGCCTTGATACCAGAGCACCGTGCCAGATTGCGCAAAAAGCCCAGCTCCTGGCATTGTCCAAATAGCCTTGTATGACGACCCACCCGCCGCCATTTTAACCCAGCATTCAATAGTAAAGTCACGCGACCCAACTGCAACAGTATCAACTGACGACACACGCGAATTTTGCGACGCCGGTACGTAGTACCCACCCTGAAAATACGGGCCATCAAGTATAACCTCTGCCGATCCAATCACGCCGACATCGGCGTTCCATGCAGAGTTTCCACTCAATTCTTGATTCGTTGAACTATCAAATGGCAATAACGCATAGACATTCGCCCAATACGGGTCTGTCTCAACAACGCCAATCCGCTTAGACATCATTCCCAGAATCATGGTCAGGCCGCCTTCGTTGAGCCGACGAGCCGGAACAGGTTAGTTCCTACGCGTTTCAGTGTTGCGTAGTCACCCGGTTCGAGCACCAGCGTACCGCCCTTTGGCGGGGTGATCGTCACTCCGGAGGCGGCAATGGTCAGATCGCCGGACGCTGCCGCGTTGAATACGTGGTATTCGCCCGTTGCTGCGCCCGCAGTGGTATCCACGGTCAACGTTTTCGCGCCGGTCGCGGTCCAGTCCTGCCACACACCCCGATCTGTCAGCGCCAACGTTTTCGTTGTACCGGTTATCGTGCCAACGGTCGCTGGCACGTCGGAATCAGACAGCACCACATTGCCCGATCCATTGATTGACTGCCCCGCGATGGTTTTGGTGTTGCCGGTGTGCAGCATGTCAAACACCGACATGCCAGACACAAAATTGGGCGCGGCTTCGCCGGGTGTGAGGCTCATTGAGCGCGCATCAGCATCCGCACCAACAGCAATACCGACGCCCGTTACGCTATCTGGTCCGGTAATCGTGCCTGTCGCGACAGTAGGCACTGCCAGCGTATTGGTGGTTTTGTTGTACGTGAGGTCCGCATCGCCGCCGAACGCGCCGCCGTCGTTGAACTGGATCTGCGTGTCACTGCCTGCAGCAGTGGCGTCGGCGCCGTCTGCACCCGCAGGACCAACAAGCGACGCAAGCCACGCGGTTTCGTCGCCGACAAATCCGTTGGCGACAGCAACTTCGTATGCGCTGGCACCGTCTGCGCCGGGATCGCCTTGTGGTCCAGTGGCACCGGTTGCGCCGGTCGCACCGGGATCACCCTGCGGACCCTGCGGGCCAGTCGCACCGGTTGCGCCGGTGGCACCTGTGTCGCCAACCAGCGACGCCAGCCATGCTGACTCGGTGCCAACAAACCCGTTGGCCACCGCAACCTCGTATGCGCTCAAGCCGGGAATGCCCTCGGCATCGCCGGGCGGGCCTTGCTCGCCTTGCGGGCCTGCCGGTCCAGCCGGACCGCGTTGCCCTGCGGCAAACACGCGCACCACGGCAGCCGGGGCGGCGATGATGGTCGTGACCGTGCTCATGCGCCACCCACTTTCGACGGCACCGCCACCAGCGTGTAAATCGCGATGGTCTTGGCGCTGTTGTCGTAGTCGGTGGTGTCCCATATGCGCAGCGCGGCAATTAGCTCGCGGCGGCGCGTGGGTGCCAGTAGGGCGGTATCGCTGGCAGGCATTGCCAGGTCGATTTGTCCGGCCGCAGCGGTGATGGTCAGCAGGCCGTTGTCGGTGCTGGCTGTGGTGATCAGGTCGCCATCTTCGTCGCGCACATCGAGGCGCGCGGACATGCCGGTGAGCGGAATGGGATCACCCGCGACCGGGTCGCCGTTGACATCGTAGCTGTCGAGGTCGGCATACAGAAACGTGTGATTCCACGCATCGCCTGCGGACACGTCCAGATGTGGGTAGCAGCTCATACGGTTTCCTTGACGGAGAGTGTCCACGTGCTGGCATCCGACGCCAGCAGGCTATCGACGGCATAGACCACACCGCCTGCAGTGATTCGCCAGCCGCGCTTGGGCTCTGGCATTGCGGTGGTGGTGGACTGGATTAGGGTGAGGGTGATGTCGGCATCGATCACTTGCCCGGTAGGCAGGGCGCGTGGGCCTTTGCCGAGCTCGACGTAGCCGTTCACGGAATACATCGCGCCCGAGGTTGCCGTGACCGTGCATGACGCGGTGCCGAAAAACGCGGCATCTGCGGCGTTGAACGCATCAAACGCGACGTTATCGAACACGGCGCTCATTGCCCGCCCCCATGCTGCGAGCGGATTGCCGCTTTGTCGGCGTTGCAGGCTTCTAACTCGCGCTTGCGGTCGGATGCCACCCACGGGCAAAGCGACAGCGGGCCTTCGGCGACCGGGTGCGGCTCAGTCAGTGCGTCATGCACCGCTTGCAGGCGGATGGTTTCGACGGTGATCGGCGTGGGCTTGGTGATCACGGTGTCGTGGCAGCAGCCCGCCAGCGCGAGGACGATCAGTAGCCAGACAGATGCGCGCATGCGACCTCCATCTGTGCCAGCGATGCATCGCACGATGCGGTGCGTTCGTCCCATCGGGATTTCCATGCATCCGCCTGCCGCTGTGCTTCGGCACGGCCCTGACGTGCCTGGGCGACAGCGGTGGCGGCGGATTGGTTCTGCAGTGCCCATTGCTGCTGGCACTGCGCAAGACTGGACTGTAAGGACAGGGCAACCGTTTCCCACTCGGCATTCGCAGCCGTAGCGGTGTTGGCAACGTGATCCGCCGATGCGGTTTTGTTGGCCGCGCGAACAAGCTGCCAGACATTGCCGATCACGGACACAATCAGGATAAGGGTGAGCACGACAGACGGCGGGATCATGGCCCGACCTCCGTCACGACGATGGCGTACACGGCCATCGGAATCAGCACCGCAAGCAAGATCTTCGGCCCCCAGCGCGTCAGCCAATCGGCCAGCGGTGCGGGAAGAAGGCCGGGTGTTCGAATGTCGGTGGCGCGGCGGTTCATGCGCGGCCACCCATCAGCACAAACCACCGCTCAATACGCTCGACGTACGTCAGCGTCTCGGTAGCGTGCGTCCCCGTGATCTGCGACAAGCACGGTGCAATATCAGGCCAGTGGCGTGCGTCATTGCATGCGTGTTGCGCGGCAAGAATGTTGCCTGTCCCAGCATTGTAGCTGGCCTGAGCAAGCCGACGCCGGTCCGATTCCGGCCGCTCGCTTTTCCATGCACGGCGCAGCTTCGCCATGTAGTACGCACCCGCAAGGATGGCGCTGTCTGCCGCATGTGGTGACAGGCTTCCTGCACCCACTTTTGGCGCGATGTCGCGCCACGTACCATGCATGAACTGTGCAATGCCTGCCGCACCCGCCGAAGAGACGGCGGACGGATCTAGGCGAGACTCCTGGTAGAGCTGCGCGCGATACCAGCGCCAGTCCCAGCCGGGCAGGAATCGTTCACTTGCCGACTTAATTTGCCGGTCATACCGATCCGTGCCGAGCGTATAGGCGCTTGCCGTCTGCAGCACGCAGGCCTGCATGAGCAGCGCGACCATGGCGAGTCGCCAGATCACGAATACACCTGCCCGAGCAACAGCGCGAGCGCGATCACGACCGCGCCAACAAAGTGGGACAACGCACGTGGATCGTCGAGCACCTTGTCAAATCCGGCGCGTAGCTCTGCCTTGCTGACGCCAAGCTCACGGAACATCACGCGTAGCACGATGACCATTGTCGGCACAGAGAGAATCACGACAATCAGCGTGGCAATAATAGAGGTGGCAACTACTTCAAACATGGTTTTTCCTTATCGATCGGACGGCGGGACAGCGCGCTCACGCAAGCGCGCCTCAATGGAATCGATCCGCCGATTGACCTCAGCCATATCCCGCGCGGCCTCGCGTGCGGGCTGCGACTGCGCGACTTGGGCAGCCAAGGTGCCAAACTGGGTTTCGATCACGGCGGTGCGCTTGTCGACGGCAATCAGCGTGTTGCCGACCCAGCCCATGAGCAGCATCAAAATTGTCAGTGCGGCGCTTTGCACATGTCGCTCCAATCCGGGACGAGCGGGCTGGTTGGTGTCGTGGTAAGTCATCGGGCGTTGTCCGGTCACGGCGAGTTGGCGCGGGGCGTTGCGGCCCCGCGCCGGGTCATCAGGGAGTCTTGGTCGCGTTGCCTGGGGTGAGCTTCACCGTGCAGGTGGTCTCGGTGTTGGCGCCCGCAATCCATGCGACCGCGCCGCCCGTGATGTCACCGGTGGCAGGCGTGGCAGCCGAGTCATCGAACGCGCTTGCCGATGCGTCCCAGATCAGCTTTTCGCCCCGCGTGAACACCGCAGCCGATAACTTCGGAACGATGAACACGCCTTCCAGTGCGACCGAGCCCGTGGCGCCGTTGGCGATGTCGACCAGCGCAATACCGATGCAGTGGCCCATCGCGACCACATCACCAGACGACACCGCCGATCCGGTGCCGTTGGTCCAGTTGATGACGTTGCCGTCGGATACAAAGTTCGTTGCCATAGATTCCTCGCATGTGATGTGTGGGCAGCCCGACCGATGCGGGCTGCCCGGTGGTGTGGATTAGGCGCCTGCGTTACGGACAGCACCGCGGTAGTCGATGGCGGCGACGCCGAAGTCCAGACGGACCTTGTAGCGGGCACCGTCGACACTGAAGCCCTCTTCCATGTCAAGGAACGGGGCGTCGTTGCCGTCGAGGAAGGCCACTTCGATGACCGGTGCATCGGCGGGGCTGGCGAACGCGTACCAGGTGGTGCCAGGAATGCGCGGGGTGTCGATGACATCCGCAAACATTCCGTAGACCGCATTGGCGCGCTGCAACTTATTGTTGGCGTCGGGGTCGTACTGCGAGCCGTTGACGACGCGAGCCAAACCGCCCGAGGCAGTCGGGCCAAGCCATATCGACGGACGCAGATCGAGGTAGTCGTTACCGCTGACATCGGTCTGCGCGGCCATCAGCGAGCGCGCGTTGTCGAACGAGGTCACACTGGGAGCGCCGCCCGTGCCAATGTTGCCGTGCGAGGCGTGGAACAACGCAACGCCATCTTCCAACGTCGGGTTGCTGGCCAGCAGCTTGTACACATCGGCCTCAATGGTGCGGGAAGCGCCCCAGCCAAGCATGTTAATCACACCAACGAAGGTGCTCAGGTCGTCATTGATGATGGCCTGACGGCTGAGAGTGACGATGTTGCCTTTGGTGCTTGCGGTCACCGTGGCCTTTTCGCCGTCCGGCAATGCCTTGTGCTCGAACTCGCCAAGTTCGTTAAGCGCATCGAGATTGCCGATGCTGCCAGTGCGATAGCGGTTGTGCGCACGGAAGTCGCTTACCGATCCGCGGGCGCAGAAACGCGACCAGGTGTTAGCGGCCACGGCGTAGGCACCTTGCAGTGCTTTGTGCATGGTGTTTTCCAGCAGCACTGGGAAATCCGAACCGGACTGCGTGAACGCACGGCCTACCAGTTCGAGCTTCGACATTCCATCAGTGCGGACGCCGGTCCGCTCCAACGAGCGTCGGGCCAGCTCCAACAGCGTATAACCGCGCATCGGGTTGTCGCGCTCGATCTGCACGCGGGCCTTGGTTGCCGGGTCGATGGCGTTGGCGCGATGCAGCAGCATCGCCTCAGCAGCGGCGCGCTGCTTGTCCGCTTCGTCTATGCCCGGAACAACGTGGTTGAAGTTTCCGCCACGCGCCTGATCAGCCGCGACCAATGCCGTCAGCACGTCGGCGCGAATGTCGCCGATGGGCTTGCCGGAACGAATCCAGCCTTCGGCTTTATCCGCCATGCCATGACGGGTTGCCAGTGCAACGATTTCGGCACTGCGTACGTTTGCCGCTTCGGCGGCCTCACGCTGGGCACGTTGCTGCTGTTCAATGTTCGCCGCGTCGTCAGCGGCAGATGCGGCGGTGCCGCCGTTATCGTTCGGGTCCATTGCGTTACCTCGGGTAGTGAAAATGCAGGATTCGCCCTGCTGGGGAGCGTCCCGTGTCGTAGCGCCTGCATCGGCTGGCACGGTGACGAAACTGAGTTCTTTCGGCGTCCACCGCACAGCGCGGTAGACAGGCAACTGCCCTTGCACGCGAGTGATCTGGTACTGCTGAACGCTGTACCCGACGCTGATGTTGCGGATGATTCCTGCCTCGATGTCGGCGACGATGCCAGCGACCTCTTCGCGCTGGCTGAGCCGCAGGATCGCGCGGCCTTCGCCGTTTCTGAGCCACGCGCGCTCGACGACACCGAGCTGGCTTTCCAGCCCGTGCGTGGCGTGGCTGTCCAGCACGGGCGCAGCGCCCGTGTTGAGGCGGCTCATATCGATGGCAGACTCGCTGACTTCCAGCTCTTCGGAGTATTCCTCGTCAGCCCAGAAGTCGTACCGCCGCACGGCGGCCCCCGTTGTCCAGGTGACTTCGACAGTGCGTGACTCCGCGTTGAAACTCGCCGGAGTGAGCACGGCGAGGCGGGTTTGCATCGGTAGCTTTCGGGTTTGTGCGCTCATGGGCGAGCATCAAACACCGGTGCCTGTCCAAAGTTTAGGCAAACTTGGACGGGCTATAGACCGCCAACCATTAGTAACACATCTTCATCGTCGAGGCTGTGATCAATCGGCCGTAACGAGGCCAGCGGGATCGCAGGTGTACGCCGACGGCGAGCGCGTGATTCCTCGCGGATTGGAATGACGGTGGCCAGCTTTGGCGGTGCTGCAACGGGCTGATCTTCCAGCACCACGCCCCAGGCATCAGCCCAAGCCGCACCAAACGATAGCCCCCAAGCCGATGCCATCACGGACCCCAAGGATCAGACGGGCTGCCCGATCCGCTGATCGTCTGGCCTTTGATCTGCACGGTGTTGACGGGGATCGTTGCGGCTTCCAATGCCGCCACGACTGCATCGGCAAGTGCCGCGTAGTCCACGCCGCCGCTGCTGGCCGTGTTGAGTTTCGCGCCCATCGTGCCTGCGTCGTTGCTGACTGCGGCGAGTGCAGACCAGACCGCTGTGGCGATGCTCTGCGTCGTCAGCACGCTGGCATCTTCAGTGCTGCCTTCCATGTGCCCGATGGCGTACGGGATCAGCGTGCCGGTGACGGTAAATGATGCGATTCCTGCACCATCTGCCAGTGCGCCAAGTTGCGCCGGTGCTGCCGTCACAGTGAACGATGCTGCGCCGCTGCCGTTGATCGATGCCGTTGCCAGTGCATCCGCCACCGACACCGCGAACGATGCTGCACCCGATCCGCTGACGATCAGCTCGCCCGCCGCATCCGCGACGGTGAACGTGATCGACGCCGAACCCGATGCAGGCAGGCCCATCGTGCCTGAGCCAGTGGCATCGACCGCAATCGACGTGCGCCCCGCCAATCCGCCCGCCTCGACCGCCAGCAGCCATGCGCGACCGCCATAGCCTGACGGGATTGCGCCGACGATCTGCGAGTAGGTGCCCGACACGTAGCGATTCAGGCGAGCGCCATTCAGCCCGCCGTATGCCATGGATCCAGAGGCAGCCAGCGCCCCCGCAATGGCACGCGGCATGCTGCAAAAAACGCGCTGACCGTTGGGATACAGCATCAGCCCCAGACCGTTTCCAGCGCACCGGCAAACGTGGTCGACGCCGCGACCGCTGCGCCCGTGCCGAGCAATAATCCAAGACACGCGCCGTCCTTGATCTGCGGCGCGCTCGGCAACTGATTCCAAAAGTCCTTTTCGGTCATCAGTGACGCGATGCTCAGCGGAATCTGCGCCAGTGGTTTGACCAGCAACAGTACCGCCGTGGATGCCGTGCCCGATGCCGCAGAAAGCGTGACCGTCTGCACCGATTTAACGCCGGTATCACCCGATGCCAGCGGCAGATAGGGCCCGTAGTTGTTCGCCGCCGTGCCCGAATGCACGATGTGCGGCACGATGGCCGATGCCGTGCAGGCTACCGTGACCGGCAATGTGCGGCCCGACGTGCTGCCGCTGTTGGTGTAGCTGACGCTAAGGTTATGCGCCGTCGCGCCGGTGGTTGATCGGGCAGCCAATGCCAGACGACAGCCTGCGCCATCGGTGTAGCGGTGCGCTGGCGTGCCGAGCAATGTCTGCGCCGACAGCGTATTCATATTGATCCCAGGCCAGTAGCCCTGCACGTCCACCAGTTGCAGCACCGACGGCACGCCCGTGGCGGCGGTAGACCATGCCGCCATCGTGCTCAGATGCTTGATCAGCGGCGTGACGTCAGCGCCGTGCGGGATGCCGAATCGCGTGGTGCCGTCACCCGCCGAGCCGGTGCAGGTCTGCCACGTCAGCGCGGTGCCAGGGTAGGTCGTGGCGGGCGGGTAGCCGCCGAGCGACAGCATTTCATACCAGCGGCCAGCGGCATACGCTGCCGCGCCCGTGATTTTGTTGAAGTCAGTTCGCTCGGTCTGGCCTGCGCTGAATGCGGCATAGAGTTGGTCGATTGATTGGATTGCCATGTCAGCCCCATGCGAATTCGGCATCGCCGAAAAAAGTAGTTGATCGACTGCCGCCGTTGTTGCGGTAGAAAAAGCTCAGGTGCGCGCCGTCATAGATGACTGGCAGGCGAAAACCGTCCTTGGTGAAGTCGACCTCAATTGCCGACTTGATGCCGCTGGTATCGGCCTGCAGCAACGCGTCGTGGTAGTGCGTGAACTGCGCCAACGGCTTGATCACATAGATGCACTGCAATCCGCCCGGTGGCGTGCTGTAGGTGATGCGATTGACGCGCTTCACGCCTTGGCCGATGGGCAGGCACAGCGGCCCCACGTCGGCAGATGGCGTCGTTCTCGTTCCGGAGCACGCGCAGTTGATGCCCAACAGCGGGACATTGATGTCGAGCGTTTGATCGGTATCGTTTTCGTCGGTGTATTCCAGCAGCATGCGTCCGCTGTCGGTTGCCGGTGACACGTGATTGACCATGACCAGCCGCAGACCTGCGCCATCGGCGTAGCGCGGCAGCGTTTGCGTGTTGTCCATTTCCTGCGTGTCGGTGCTGTCGCCGTCGATCAGCGGGTAGTAGCCGACAAGGTCATACAGCACGAAGTCGATGCTCGCCTGCGATGCTTGGCTTGCCTTCGGCAGCATCGTGACCTTGTGCAGCACGCGCTGCAATCCAGCAGCAATTGGCGGGACATAGATCGCATCGTTTCCCACGGCCACAACAGGCGTGAACGCGGCAACCTCACCAATGCGCGCATCGTAGGAAGGCTGTCCCGCTTGGTAGGCCCAGTCCTGCCACTTGGTGTCGTTCACCTGCCCTGCGCCGGTCTTGATAAATCGCGTGCACCAGTGCCTACCAGCGGCGTAGGCGTCGAGCAAATCGGCGTGACTGGCGATCATTCGTCAACCTCGTAGGGGATCATCTCGACCTGCCCGTCGGGATGATCCGCGCACGCAGGCACAGCGTCATCCTCGGTCTGCAGGACGAGCATCGCCAGACAGTGCGCGCAGCGGTAAATGCTCATCAGTCGGCACTGATCGACAGCGCGCCGATAGCGAACTGCGGCTGGATGCCTGCGGACACATTGAGCGTTGCCGACAGCGCGCCGCTGATCATCATGTTGACCGCACCCGATGCGGTGTCTACCACAGCAAAGTGCGTCAGCGCGTTGGTGCCCGCCGTACACGCGCCGAACTGAATCAGTGCCGCGTTGGTGAATGGCGACGACGTGCCCGTCCATGCGCTTGACTTGGTCAGCGCCACGCGCGCATAGCCGGTGTAGTCGGCTTCGTCGGCAATGCTTCCGGTTTCGGAAGGGTCAGCGGTGAACATTGCCAGATACTGCGTCGCGCCTGCGCGGTAGGACGGGTCCAGACCGCGCAGTAGCGCGTCGAGAATATCGGCTTCGGTGGAGTTTGAAAGGCTCATTGATTACTCCGCGTCGGTTTCGATCTGCGTGGTGCTGACGATGCGCCCCATGCTGTCTCGGGTGATGTCGGTGGTGGTTTTTCGCGTGGGCAGGTCGAGGGTGATTTCTGCCGGTGGGATGTTGGCTTCCAGCTCGACAGTGACCTGGGCGGGCTGGATGGTGACGTTGGGGGCGGCGACGTGGATCACAGGCGCATCGGCACGCACTTCGGCAGGCTGCACATCAATCGTGACTGGCGTTGGCTGGACGTTGACGTGCACCGCGGGCGCTTCGGCACGCTCGACATTGACAGTCGGGCCGCCGACATTCACCACAGGCGGCTCGATTCGTGTTTCGCTCTGGTGGATGTGGATTGCTGGCAGGGTGAGTTGCATCGGCGGGATGTCTCCCGCGCTGCGCTTACCCTGCTTTGGCGGCGTTGCTGGGTCAGTCGGTTCGGCGTCCGCTGCCGGTTTGCCCTGCATGAATTGCAGGAATGGCAATGCGCCGGAGTCTTTGAGCGCAGCGAAGTCGCTGCCCAACTCCGCAAACACTTGCTCAGGCTTGTAGCCGCGACGGCGTAGACTTTCGCTTGGTGTCATCAGTCCGTACTTGATGGCCTCCACTTCCGCATTGATATCTTGCTGCGGGTTGACGTAGTCCCAGCGCGGCGTGGACCACTCGACGGCGGTGTCGATCGGCAGGCCCGTAAAGTTGGCGGCCTCGCAAAACCACTGCCAGATGCGGTTGAGCATGCGCGGCACCAGCACCGTCCATTGCATCTGTTCCACGTCACGCCGGAAGTCGATGATGCGGATGCGGGCGCTGCTGAAGTTGACCTCGTTCATGTCGCCGGTCAACGCCTCGTAGGGCACGCCGATTCCCGAGGCGATCAGGTGTAGCTGCCACTTTAGATACTCGACCGTGCCGCCTTCTGGCTTTGGGTCGAATGCGGTCAGATTCAGTCCTGGTGGAAGCTCGGTGATGCCACCCGATGGCAACGCCCCGAGGTCGCCATCGGCGACTTTCGCTGCGTCCACGCTTGTCGCACCGTCTGACGGATTGCCCATGGCGTCGACGCTGGCACTGGCCAGCACGCCAAGTCGGGATTCAAGGTTCTTACGGGCCAGCACTGCATCTTCGTAGAGCATCAGATCCCGCGAGCGGGCGATGATGGGTGCCAGGCGCGTGATGCCACGCATCTGTCCTGGGCGACGAGCGTCAAACAGGTGGATGATGTCGCTGGCGGGCACCAGCTTGCTCGCGACTTTCGAGGCCGATAGAGGGTCGCCGGGGTGCGATTCGAACAGCCAATAGCCCGTGCAGCGGCCAAGCGCGTCGAACTGTTTCCCGCTGACAATTCGACCGCCGCCGGCAACCGGGCCGATCTTGGCGGTGTCGATGTAGTCGGCTTCGAGCACCTGCAGTTGTAGAGGCACCGGCAGGCCATCGCTGGCCAGCCGCATGCGCTTGCGAATGAGCACTTCGCCATCTTGCTCCATGGCATGGTAGGCGAGGCGCTGCAGGCCGTAGATATCGTGCAGTCCATCGGCATCGGATACCGGGCTCCACGACTCCCACAGGCTGTTGAGTTGTTTTCCGAGGCGCTTGGATTCGGCGCGGCTCACGGGCTCGATGCCCGTGCCGATGGTGGCACTGGTCAGCGATTGTAGGGCGCGGGCGATGTACGGGACATTTTGCACCAGCGACCGCGCACGGGCGCGAAGTTGCACCGCATCAGCGCGATGGTCGAGGTTCGCCGACGCGCCAGCGCGGCGAGGCCGCCAGCCGTCTTTGGTGTTGGCGCCTTCGTAGGCGCGGACTTGCCGCACTGCCGCTGTCGGTTTGGAGGCAGGCTTTTGTTTGCGCTTGGCCATCAGTCGCCCCGCAACGTGGCGAACGTGTAACGATTTGTCGCGCCTTTGCGCGTGGCGGCAGCCGCCGCAAGCTGCGCAGCGACGTGGGCACGCGCCGCCATCAGTTCATCCATCGATCGATACGTGATGCGCCGCCCGTTGAATTCCAGCGTCAGCGCACCTTGCGCAATCGCGGTGTCCAACTTGTCGAGGTCTGTGCTACTGAGGGCCATGGGTTTCTTCCACCGAATGGCCCGGAGTGTTGCAGCCGCTTCGTCCAATGTTTAGGCAAAATTGGACGAATGATATTTTTAGAGGTTTCGTGGCGGTTTCTTTACCGAATTTCCGCGAATTTCTGCACGAATGTTATAGACCGTCGATCGACTAACGCCATGCTTGCGGGCGATCTGGTCTGGTGTAATGGATGTTTGCTCGCGAAGGTCGCGCGCAATCTGCGATCGCTTTTCGCTATTTATGTGCGGATGCGCCGGGATGTAGACCCGCTCACCTCGGTATGACTCGCGCACCCGCTCTACCGGCACACCAGCCAGCGCGCAGTCGTACACGTACTGCACAAAATCGGGATCATCACCCATGCAACGGGATCGGCTGACGCTACTGAGTCGGTCCATTGTGGTCACCATGTTCGGCTAAATGTGGGTTTGCGGGGTGTGGGCTTGGCTGGTGTTGCTGATGGCTTGGCGGGAGACGCTGTGGCCGACTCCACCACAGCTGGCTTGGTGGCGGTTTTGATGGGTTCGCGGTGGTCGTATTCGGGCAGGGGTTGCACGGTGCTGAATAGGTCGTCTGCAGGCTGCACGGAGGCTTCCACCTGGTCCCACCACTTTGCCTTGCTGGGATGTAGCAGCCCGAGGCGCTCTTCCAGCCAGATGACGTAAGCGGCGCAGTCCTTAACTTCGTTTCGAGCGCGCACCTTGGACCAGCGGGTTTCGGTGCCGCTGGCGGTACGGCGGATGGCGCGGACTTCCGAGGCCATCTGCTTGTACCACTCGTCCGACAGGGCGCGGGCCAGATGCACGTAGCCGGGTCCTGGTGCGGTGACATCGAGGCGGGACTGCAGGCGATCTTTGGCGAGGTTGGTGCCAACGTTCCACAACGCTGGGCCGCGCTTTTCGATTTTCCCGTTCCAGCGGAAGGCAACCTTGCTGTTGCTTTGGTCGATAGATCGCTCGCGACCGCTGTAGCCTTTGATTGCATGCACGCGTAGGTGGCGAAGTTTGTGGGCGAATGCGTAGACGGCGTCGGCGTGGTGTCCGCCCGAGTCGATGGCCCAGCCATACACGCGTTGCGGGATGCCGGAGACGTGCGGGTATTCGGTCGTGCGCACGAAGGTTTCGACTTCATCCCAGAACGATTGCAGCGCGGGGTTGCCAAAGATCACCATGTGATCGATCGTCCACATCTCGCCACCACGCCCGAGGCCCCAGATGGCAACTTCGACGCGGTTGTCCTGTGTGTCGATGGCAGCCAGCAGCAGCAGGCATCCGCGTGGCATCAGGCGCAGGGGGAATGGCTCTGCACGCTGCTGCAGTTCGCTGGCGTCGGTGCGCTCGATCTCCCCTTCCCAGCACTCGCCCAAGGTCGTGTTGTGGAAGGCCTGCATTTTTGTTGCGTCGCCTTCCTGCATGGCGGCGTGTGCAGCCATGAAGTCGCCGACAATCTGCGACCACGCCACAACGGGGCTGTAGGCCGTCCAGACATGCAGGGCCACGTGCTTTGGCGTGGTAGCTTGTGTGCCATCTGGCAGCTTGAATTCACCGTTTGGATGCAGCCACAGCTCGCCGTCTTCGCTGACGAACACGCCTTGCTCGGCGACGTTGAGGTAATCGGCTTGGCTGGCCAGCGTGCCGCAATGCGGGCACAGGTGCATGACGGTGGAGGCGTCATCGTTTACCCATTTGAACCCGTGCGGTACATCCTTTCCGCCCCACGTCAGTGCGTGGCGCTGTCCGCAGTTCGGACACGGAGATTGAAACGTCATCCGCACATCAGCCAGAGCGAAGCGCCCGTCGATCAGTGAGAAGCCCTTCAACTTTGGCGTACTGCCTAGCACGCGCTTCGGGAACGTCGCGCCCTCAGTGCGTTTGAATGCCAAGGTTATCGGGTCGCCCTCTTTTTCGACGTCGTTGTCCATGGCATCGACTTCGTCAAGCAGCGCGTTGTCGATGCTGATACGTCGAAAGTTCTTGGCTGCCTTTGCGCCCTTGATGCGCAACAGCGAGCCGAGGAACCGCTTGCTTTCAAGCGTATTGTCTTTGTGGCGGCTCAGGTACTGCGGGAACACGTCGCGCATGACTTTTACGTCGCGCAGCATCGGTTCAAGTTCGGATTTTACGAAGTCGACAGCATCGTCGTCGGTGGGCTGCCAGATGCACTGGTTACGGCGAGTGTGGTGAGCGGTGTAGCCAATGAACGCCACTAGGAACTTGGTGTAACCGATGCGCGCCGATTTCTTCAGGTCGACTTCCTCAACATCGTCGTTGGAAAGCAGCGACATGATGGCGCGCTGAAACGGCCACGGGTTCCAGCGTTGCTCGACGTAGCTGGATTCGGCGGACAGGTAGAAGTACTCACGCGCCCAGGCATCCAGCGTCATCGGCGGACGCATGGCCCATGCAGACAGGCCCCGCCGCGTTGCCGAGGCCACATACGGCAGGTAGTCGCTGGCGTCGATTGGATATGCGTCGGCAGCGGCGTCGAAGGTCATGCAGCCTCCGCGTCGGCATCGATGGCGCTGGTGTCATCGTCTGTCGATGCCTGGTCGCCATCCTCAATCACTGTTAGCGACATGGCAGCCACTTGGCCCAACGCCTTGCCAATGATCTGGTCGACGGACTGCAGGTCTGCGGCGTTCAGCGCAGGGAACCGCCTGCGCAGCTCGCCCTTGATCGTGGCGAGGATCCGCTGGGCTTTGGTGCCGGTTGTCGCCAGTACCTGCTCCAGCAGCGCCACGGGCGCCAGCTCTTTACGCGAGACGGCGTTCTGCATCTCGATCTTCTCAGCCTGCGCACGCGCCAGCCGAGCTCGTTCAGCAGTCAGCGCACCAGCGGCATCGCCGCCGCGACCCGCAGCCTGCATCCGCAGGTTGTCGCAATAAGCCAGCAGCCAGTTCCCGGTAGTGTCGCCGTCAACCAAAA